ACACAGTCCCTGCTCCTTGTCTTAAGAAACAAGACTTTGACGCACTATCCTGTATGTTTGAAGAGCATCGTGAAGGTTCTCTTGAGATCTACAAGTACCCCTCCTTTGATAACCATTTTATTATTGGAGCTGACTGTGCACTGGGTGTGGGTCGAGATGCATCAGCTGCTGTTGTCTTAGATATAAACAGAGAAGTTGTAGCTGTGTATCGTAACAACATGATTGACCCTACTATGTATGGAGACTTACTCTTCTACTTAGGTAGGTACTACAACAATGCCCTTGTGGCAGTTGAGTCCAACTCACTAGGTATAGCAACACTTAACCGTCTTAAACAGATGGACTACGTAAACTTATACCACCAGACTAAGACAGCTTCTATTTCTAACGAAGAGGGGCCTAGGTTAGGTTGGAGAACAACACAGGCTACCAAGCCTATGATCATAGGTCAACTTAAGAATGCTATTGAGAATGATGATATAGCCCTTAACTCCCCTAGGATCATTAAAGAGTGTATGACGTATGTAGCAGATGATAGTGGAAAGACTAATGCTATAACAGGTCATCACGATGATACAGTAATAGGCACAGCTATCGCCCTAGAGGTCCTACGTACTCATGGTGATAGGTTAACAACAACTCGGGTTTCCTTCAAGAGCCAAGGGTACGTTCAGGATACCACTGAATGGTTGTAATCTACTGAGTCCCTTATAGAGACTAAATTGTTATCTACACACTGTGATAATACTATCTACACGGAATACAGGCTAGGGCCTATATAGCCTAAGCCTTGAGGACTGTGTACTTTAAATTATCTACATTCGAGACTACACAAAGGTCCGCCCAGTGTAGCAAGTCAGTAGCACTTTTAGCTATACGAGGGCCCCTTCCTTTTCCTAGGGGTCTTCACACAATTTTCCCATAGTCCTCCACTATGAATAGATGTTTGTTCTGGTTTCTTCACATCTCGGGAAGAGGAAGAAAGGGTTCCCTCGGGGATCTAATGAAACCACCTAATTATATACATGACTGATTTGTAGGGTGCTTACCCACATACTAACTTAAGAGGTGTCAACACAATGACAATGAACCAAGAAGACGGATACAAAGTTGCTGTATCTGATGAAGAGTTAACCACACTCCTCGACTATAAGCTTGCACAGTCTAGTGCCAGTTTCTTAGATACCTCTGAGCTATCTGATGAACGTCAGAAGTCTACCTATGAATACGCTATGATACCCCAAGGACACCTAAAGCCTCAGGGTGTATCTCGCATCGTATCCTCGGATACAGTAGAAGCAATTGAAGGTTACTCCGCAGTACTATCAGAATTACTATTCGACAATAACAAACTGGCTAAGTTTAAGGCATACGACAAGACTCCCTTGGCGTATCATCGAGCTACAGCAGCATCAGAACTAATCAACCACTGTCTCTTCTCTAAGAACCGTGGCTGGTCTGTAATGAACACATGGCTAAAGTCAGCGTTAATGTGGAAACTCTCAGCAGTAACATGGTCATACGTAGCAGAAGAGAAGGTGTCTTTTGAAGAGTATGAGATGATTGACAGCACTAACTTAGATGTTCTATTGTCTGACCCAGAGATCACTGTTACTGGTGACATCTACTTAGACGAAGAAACAGGTAACTTCCTTGATGTACGACTAAAGCGTACTAAGGTTAAAAACAAGGTAGTTGTTACAGCAGTTCCCCCAGAAACCTTGCGTGTATCTCGTGGTGCCACAGGCATACATGATGCATCCTTTGCAGGGTTTGAGGAAGAGATGACTCGTTCTGAAATACGTGAACGTTGGCCTGATGTGGCTGATACTATCGACTGGTCTACAGTTGAAGATAGTGTGAGTTTCTCTGCAGGACTTAACACAGATTCCTTAGCACGTAAAGCTGCTATAGGTACATCTTTGTTACTAGGAGCAGGTGATGACAACCAGTTAGAAGCTAACCAAGATGCGTTAGTTCTCAGGTGTTGGACTCATGTTGATCGTGATGGTGATGGTGTAGCAGAACTGAAGTACATTGTACGTGTGGGTGATACTATACTGCAGGAAGAAGATGCAGATCATATCCAGATTGCTACCTTCACTCCCTTTGAGATCCCCTTCGAGCTTGAAGGACTATCAATGTCAGATATGGTTCGTCCCTCTACCCTTGCATCTACAGCTATCTTACGTGGATTCGTTGAGAACACTTACCTTACAAACTATGCTCCTAAGATCGCTGACCCCAATGTTGTTGACTTCTCTGCACTGCAGAACATGAAGCCAAAGCAGATCATTGCATCTAACGGTAACCCACAAGGCGCTGTTGCCTCGTTACCTCCAGAGCAGATCTCTACAGGAACAGTACCCTTGTTACAGTTCTTGCAAGGTCACAAAGAACAAGCCACTGGTCTGTCTAAAGCAGCCCAAGGTCTTAACGATGCCCTCTATGTTTCTGGTAATTCAGAGTCTAAGGTATCGTCAGTACAATCAGCTGCACAGATGCGTATTCAATTCATTGCTCGTAGGTTTATGGAAACTGGAGGTAGGGAACTACTTGAAGGTTTGTATATGACTATGCGTAAAGAGATGAAGGGTGGTACAGTTGGTGGTTATACTGGTAATGCACGTTATTCAGATGTTGGTATTGACGATCTACCTGAGGTAGAGTACATGTCAGTAGAAGCAGATGTTGGTGATGCCAGCAACCAAACAGTTATGCAGAAGTTACAAATAGTTGGACAACAGATCCTACCAGCCCTTCGGGATGCTGGGGCAGGCGCTGTGGTCGCACCTACAGCAGCTTCAACTATTGCAGTCCAAGCATTGGATGCCCTTGGGTTAGATCCCTTAGATTTCTTAATTGATATCAACACTGAGGAATATAAGGCTAAGGCAGAAGAAGGTCAAAAACGTGATCAGGAAGCTCAGGCGAAAGCCTCACAGCTCGAAGAGTTGACACAGAAGCTAGCTGTAGATCTGCAGAAAGCTAATATTGACTACACCAATGTACAAGCACAGAATGCCATTCAAGATAATCTTAAGCAGCTTATGGTTGCCCTAGATAAGTCTGAACAAGAGTGGACGAAGTTATCGTTGGATGCTGGTAAAGAACAGCAGCCGCTACCTACTAAGACTAACATCGATGCACTGTATGCTAAAGCACAAGCACTCGTAGCTAAGGTTATGACAACTAACGTTGCACAAAAGCAATCAGCTGCACCAGACGCTAATGCACAACCTATGGCTCCCCAAGGCCCTATGATGTAGCACTTTCAGGAGGTGATTCTGTATATCTAGTTGCTGGGGCCCCAACTTAAAAAAGGCTCCAACTATTAACTATTAACACAAGAGACTTAAACTATGAAGAAGTATAAGCAAGGTATTGACAAGAAGGTCAAGCCTCAACTTCAGTCTGATGGTGCATACCGTCCTAGTCCTTTTGCAGATGCTAAAACAGCATTAGCTAAGGCTACCTTTTCCAAGAAGGAAAGAGATGAGTTTTTCACTGAAGCTTATGGCGACATCCTTTCAGATTTATTTTTAAAGTGGTTGAACACTGAAGCTCACTGCAACAAAGAGCGAGAGTATTTATACCACGTAGCTATGGGCTTAGGCTCTGTAAAAGAACGATTGATTAACATTGAGACCTACGGTTTTAACCAAGAGTTTATAGATCAATCACACATAGAAGATGAGGAACAAGATAATGATTCCAACTAATACGCAAGAAGAAATAAAGAAAGCTGAGTTTGATATTCAGCGTTCAATAGTATCCCTAATCCGTGAACTAGGTAAAGGGAATGAGAAGAGTCGTTTACATGCCGTTACCCTACAGGCATTGTTTTCAACACTTCGAGATGTACAAGCACGAATTGAGGAGGAGCCAAAAGCAGCACCTAAGGTAGCCGCACCTGTCACTTCCAAGAAGAAAGCTAAGTAAACTGAGGACTAAAGAAAGGGATAATAAATTATGAGCAAGGAAAACACTACAGCGTCTACCTCTACTGGAGATGATGCTGGTTTTGATGCTGGACAGCAGTACCAGAGTTTTGATGACATTCCAGTACCAATGGGGCCTTTAGCCAAACATTTGGGACTTGAGGATGATCTACCAGAAGACGATGATTACAATGCTGACCCGGAAGATTCTGTAGAGGACATACCCGTACCAGACGATGCAGAGGAAGACGATACACTAGAGCAGGATGATGACACTTTAGAAGAAGAAGATGGTGAGGAGGATGATGATGAATCTACCCCAGACACTGACGTACTCTCTGAAGAGGATATTGATTGGGAATACAAAGTACCAGTTAAGATCGATGGGGTCGAGTTACACTTGACGCTTGAAGAACTCCGTAAAGGTTATGCAACTGATCAAAGCTTGTCTAAAAAGGGAAACAAGATTAGCGAACAACGTAAAGAATTTGAGACAGAGCAAAGCGCAAAGATTCAAGAATTAAGCGGAATGTCCAACTTACTACAAGAGCAACTTCAACTCGAAGAGAATGGCCTTGCAGGTGAGTTCCACTCCATTGAAGAGAAGATTAAGACTGCCCGTAAAGAAGGTAATACTTATGAACTCTCTGAACTTAAGCATCAACGTGAGACTGCACAAGAAGCCTACTGGGACGCCCGTAAGAAGCGTGAAGGTATAGCTACTGCTGTGCAAGAAAAACAACAGTTAGAGTTCTCACAGAATCAAGAAATACTTGCAGCTAAGTTTAACGAAGATATTGCTATCCTCGTTCCGTCTTTCGTAGATTCTCCCCCC